GTGAGGCTTTCGATGCCTTGCCGCTGTTCTTTCACAGCGTCAGGGACCGGCCAGGAGGGTATCGGTTCCGGTGGATGATCATCCAGATTCTGGTGGTTTACGCAACATATATTTTTTCATGTTCTGTAAGGGGCGACCACCCCTCAACTCAGACTCTCGGTGTTCAAAGGTGCTACCTTGGGCATTCTCCATGCGATCCACCTTCTCATGTAGGGCAGATGTCACCAGTTCGGCCAAGGTCATGCCAGGAGTCCAGTAAACAGCGTTTCTGGCTCTCTCCACTGCTTCTGGACCCACTATGAATGTCCGACGAACTCGCTTTTCCATGCTAGTATCTGGGTTTCAAACGCTCGTCGTAAACCCCAGCATATCCCTGGTTGCTCAATTCCTCCAATAGACGGTAATACTCCTCCTTATGGGCCTCTGAGTCCTTGTGGCGGGGATCGGTGTGCGCGTCAGCTTTCATCATCGAGCGCAGCTTCTGGGCGATCTTCATGGGGTCGGTTTCTCCACCAGTATCAGAAACTGCGCTGGTTGGGGTCGAGTCGTCTGACATCGAGTTGCCTCTTTCAATCATCATGTCCAAAATTGCGGGGTGATCCACCAGACCTGTTCTTGATAGTACCTGCTGGATGTCCGGGTTCTCGGAGGTCAGGGTGTCGAGACTTCTCTTTGCAAGGGCCAGTTTCTCCTCAAGCCCATCCCCGTACTTCCTCTTTGCACCCTCCTGCCACTCTGCTCGGGCCTTATCGACCTGCTCGCGATCTGCCGCATCGTCCTTGACCAGTTGCTGTTGGGCCACCGGATGCAACTGGTTCCACTGTTTTTTGGTCAACCCGGCGGCATGAGCTGCCTTTGTGAGGGGGTCGAGGGCTTCCCTCGCCTTTTCCCCTTCAGGCATCTCGTAACCATGCGGGGTCTCGGGTCTGCCTAACTTCTGGTAAAACGCACTCCACTCCTCATCAGACGCACTATCGTCGGGTGCCCTGGCAGTCGAACTCAGCTTCTGACTCAGCGACTGGTACGCCTTTGCCAGATCCTTGGGGGTTTTGTACTTCTTGGAAAGACCCTCATACTCATCCCCAAGCAGGTCGCCCAATGTGGCACCTTCTTCACCAGACCGCTCTTCTTCGTCACTCATTATTGCTCACTGCCTCCCTGTTGATTAACGCCTGGGCCTCGTCCACCATTGCCAAGACCTTGTAATATGCCGCCCGCATCCCCTGCCTCTTAGCCATTGCTACGGGGTCAATCGGCACACGAACCATCTCCCCATTGTTCTCGAGTTGCCTGTTCAGTTGCTCCTCTGGCTCGACCGTTATCTTTACCCAGAAAGCTTGCTCCATCCACGCCAACACCCTCTTGCCGGCATCCGAGTCAAACACCACCGCAAAATCAGAAATCGTTTGCCTGTCTTTGTCTGAGTAAAGGTTTCCCTTCTCGCTCATTGTCCTCCTACTTCAGGGGGCATCGATGTGCCGGGGAGATTCCCCGCCGAAGCGGGTAGCGGGGACGGCGGGGATGCTTGTGACGCGCCCTGAGCCGCAGTCATCAACTCCACCATCCTCTGCTGGGCTGCGCGATCTGCCTTCGCCTGTCGTCTCGCATTGACCTCTTCATCCGAACGGAATATCTCTGCAGGAACATCGCTCATCTCGGCGTTGTAGGCTGCAATCTTGTCCGGGTCCAGGTACTCCATGTACGCATCGTCCTGGGTGGCTTGATACATCGCCAAACTTCTCTCAAGGAACGCCTGAACCCTCAACGCACTCGATGCTTTTGCTGCAGTGAAGAAGGGGCTAGCGAACTCCACATCGATCGTAGTCCCACCCAACATATCCCCAACTTCCGTCAGCTCGGGCAAGGCACCCCCTCGGGCCATGATATGAATCACGGTCGAAATCACCGGCTGAAGGAACTCATGATTTACTGCCTCGGCTGGAGCCGCTAGCCTTTGAATCGCCCGCACCTGTCTCTGCCTACTCTCCTCCGCACTGCGTGGCTGAGAGTCCGGCTCTTGTAAAACATCACCCAGGAAAATCTTCAGAATCTGGTCTCGATCCTGGCGAGCAATCTGGTCGGCAACCCCGTAATCGGTGCCGCTCTTGAGGAACTGGGGAGCCATCTTCTGGGGGGGTCGGGTCACCACAATGCCGTTGGGGGCAATGTCCAGTTCAACCATTGTGTCATGCTCCACCATGAGGGGTGGGTTCAGGTCTCGACCAGCAGCAATCAAAACCTGCCGCCTCAACTCGTTGATCCCGGCAGCATCGGGGCGAGCCAGATGGCCCTTCCCGCGCCCGTACTCCTCGCCATCGACCACCATGAAACGAGAGATTGTGTAGGGCAAGAAGTCGTAACCACCCTCACTAATCACGCGGCCAGTGGCCTCGCAGTAATATACGGAAGCCCACTTCTTGTCCGTATCGACCGAACTCCTCACAGGACTCGCCGGACCCGTGGGGAAAACGAAGTGATAGTAACGGATCAACTCCATCGGGTTGCCACCACTCATCGCCTCGGATGCCGCAGTTCCAGCATTGCCGCCAAAGTAGTTGTAGGCATCGGCGGCAGGGAGGTCCATCTCTCGGACTGCCATTATTGGAGTTCCGTCTTTCCCCAGCAACCACCACATACTGCCAACCGGAACCGACTCGAAAAGCAAGCCGGCAAAGGTGGAACCATCCTCGTTGAGGCGTGGAGTGTTCTCCTCACAATACAGCGTGGCGTTTCCAAGGATGGCAAAGTCGCGTAACGCCTGGGTGGCCTGGATGTAGAAGTTCGAGTCACCGAGAGCCTCGAGTATCTTCATGGCTGCACGGTCGAGCAGGGCACGGATTTCGATGTCGCCGGATGCCTTCCTCGCCTTCAGACGAAGCCAGTCCGTGGAGCTGGGCAACACAGCACTCTTCAGGAAGTTCACGAAGGTATCGGCAGCTTGCATTGCAGTCGTATCAAAAACAGATCCAATGCGCTTTCCACCAGGAGACTTCTTCGTTGTGATGTCCCCACGAAAAGGCTGCATCAAATCATTGATGTCCTGCCATGTCTGCTCGTGATTATTTCGTCGGCCCTTCAGGTATCCCAACCTGACTGCCAGTTCGCCCGCTAATGCCATGAGTTCCCCATCTCGACCCCCTCATTGCCCACCCTACATCCCAAAAAAATCCAGGTCCGGCAATCTAAGTGGAACCGAATGACCAGAATCCCCAGGAGGTCGTGCCTCCCTCAACATCATTACTCCCTTGTGCATCGCGTCAATCAAATGGTCGTCCTGCCTTGTCTTGACCCTGCCAGCATCATGCCTGTACCTTCGCTTCTCCATCAGGAACTCTTGGCAACTCTTGAAAACCTTGAAGCTGCCAGATTGCATCCGGTCAATAACATCCTCAATCACCGTCATGATAGCAAAGGTCTTCTTCCCGTCCGGGCCAACCATGTGGGAACTTGTCGTGAACATCCTCAAACCAAGTTCGTCATACTTCTGCTTGATTGTTCCACCGTCGATGAAGCCTCGACCCGCGTCATGCGGCCAAGCACAAACAATGCCTGAAGCCCCCATAGAGAGTGCCCTCTGAGCATACGCAAATGTGTCCTTGCCGTGATCCTTGTACTCGCCAACCAAGTACACCATGTCGTTATCCCTGTCGTGTGCCAACCTGACAAGGGCAAAAAAACCAACCCCGTGCGGAAAGTCCAGACCAATAATCTGGGGCCAGTGCGATGGTATGTTGAAATCGTCGATGACCAGCAACTCGTCTGGAAGCGTGTAGATCAAACCCACCCCTCGGACTGGCCGGCCATGAAGCCTTGCCTCGGCCAGAGGGTGGTTCTTGTACTTCCGCATCAACGAAAGGCGATGCTCCTTATCCATGTGGGTGGCATCTTCGATGTCATAGTTCACAAGGGAGCGAATCCCGGTGTTGTCATTCTCGAACAGCAGGTATAGCTCCGTCTCCCCCCGCAGTGGAGTCATCGAAATGTCCATCCGGCCCTTTGTGGCATTCAGACGGGCAGAAAACTCATCGTAAACAGGGAAGGGAGGTTCCTCATCAATGCCTATCCAGTTCAAGGTATAGCCCTGGAGGCGTTGCCAACCCGTGGAATACGAGAAGACATAGCACTTGCTCATGCCATCGAAGTGGCCGAACTCATCATGATGACGAACCTGGAAGTAGTCTATCTGGTTTGCTATTCCACCACTCAACCTCACAACATCCTTCGGAGGATCAAAACACGATTCAGGGATGAAGCCAGACCCTCGATCCTTCAGGCCACCGAGAAGACGGTCGCATAGCAAATCTCGAGTACTCTGGGCAGTCTCACCACCGATTGCAGCCTGGATCGGACCCCCGAAGCGAGGTCCGTCATAACCATCCGGGTACAGACCCGTCAGATGATACGATGCCTTCATGCACAAGGCAGTGGACTTTCCAGCCTGATTCAATCCAGCAAACAAGGTCTCATGCGACTGCGAGTTCAAGAAATCCCACTGGCGAAGGTTGAGGGCCAATCGACCGATCTTGTCGTACTCAGCCCGACGAGCCAGCTCGCGCTCCAACTCGAGTTCGGCTATCAGGTCTTCCCGACCAGTCTCACTCATCCAGCTCTTCCCCCTCCTGCACCACCTCCTTCGCCTCGATATAAGCTATTCGAGACTGGTCGGCATGGTCACGCTCGGCCACCGCACCCAGGCGGGCCTGTCTGCGCTCATGAAGAAGACGAGTCAACTCCTCGTCACTCATCTCATTCAACTCAGCCTTCTGGGTATGCTCGATCTTGGAGACTGCCTCCTTCGGCAAGATGTCCTTTATCAAGAACTTCACCATGAAACCCAACACCTCTTTACCCTCGGCAGTAGAAGGGTCTGCAGCCTCAACCATCTCAGGGATCTTGTCGAACAAACCCGCAGCCGCTAACTTGGTCACGAAATCTCGCTTGATCTCCAGTGGGCTTCGACGGTCAACCATTACCCTGGCCTTGCCAATCTGCGGACGATCCTCACTCAATCTCCACCAACCCCTCATCTCCTCATCAATCGCCACTGCCCCCATCGCCACCTCGAAAGGAATTCCAGCCGATTCCGCAGCATCCACGAAATGCATCCCCTGAGCCATCTTCTGACCCATCACCTCGCGTCTACGCTCACGAATCAGATAAACCCCAACTTTCTTCTGGCGAGAACGACTCACCCTTGGCATCTTGT